GTTTTTTTTTAGCTAGTGCAGGTCTAATCCACGCCACTAGACATCATGAGACTACCACCAAGTCTCATCCGTCAAATGATCCTGCCAAGTTCCAACATTTTTAGGCAAATGATAGGCACGATCAAGAATATTCAGACTCAATAATTCTTCTCTTGTCGGAAAATTAGAATGAGTTATCTGAAAATTAATCTTTCGTAAATACTTAACATCTTCTTGAAGCCATACTGGAATATTACGAAGAAGATAATCAGGACCAACAATCTTTGCACTTTGTTCAAAAGACCATTTATAAATAAGTCTAATGTAATTATAAGCAACAGGATCAATGCCTAACGTATCATATGCCAAACCAATCAGACGAGCAAGATTGATATAAATAGGAGCACTACGATCCCTAGGAACACCAGCTCTCCAAAAATACTGTGGTAAAGGACGCCATGAAACTATCTTAGAAATTTTTGGTTGATGAAGTTCAAGATTAAAATTAGAGGAATCAATAAAATGACGTTTAAGATAAGTCGGACCAGTATGAACATAATTTAGAACTTCATTATTACGAACTGTCATATACGTCAACATACAAGTAAATTCTTCAGAATTCTTCATTCTTATTCCATGACAGACCCACAAATATTGAACAAATCCCTCAATATTAATAAAATTACGGAGATTTTTAGGATAAATTTTAAGAAAATCATCTCCATAAACAGCTAAAGCAATCAACCTACGACTTAAATAAGTCCAAATAACTTTACGAATTTTAGGTTGTACCTTAGCCATAACATTAAAGACATAAGAAAGCCAATAAACAATACCGACTATCCAACTGTCTCCATGAGAAGTCTCTAAAGAACCACTAGGCATAACTCCAATCAACAAAACAAAATCTTTTAACCAACGAACAGGGTGGCCAGCAAGCTGCTCTGCACAAGACTCAAGAATAGAGGGAAAAGGACGATAATGAGGATCTTCATCATTACGCTGAACCCAAATCTGAGCAAAC